GGTGCTGCTGGTGGAAGCTGACCGATTTTCGCTAGGAAGTCGGCTTGTTCCTTTGTCCAATCGTCCATTCGATTAGCTCCATTCCGTTAAAGTGCTTACTGCAATGTCGCAGGTAAGCAAATCGCCTGTTGGTGCATTCAGAACTGCTGGGGCGCTGACTGCATTGACTTGAAAAGATATTGAGGATGCTGCAAGCAACTGAAAGACACGCACAATGTCGTCCTCGATGCCAGCAAGGTTGCCTTGATTATCAAGCAATGGCACAAGAATAGTTATCTTAAAATTAGCCAATGGTGAGATTGTTGAATACTGGTTGTTATTGGGTGTTAGGTATGGATCGGCAGGGCTGACAATAACGCTGTTAGCAATAGGCGTAGCTGGTGGAAAACTGAATACCGACCATTTTGTGTTATCAGTAAGTGCTGCCGCTATTGTGCTGCGTAGGGTTGTGATGGCTGCCATTAGCCCACCATTGAATTAGGCGCGATGTAAGGCGCAATGAGTCCTCGAATGCGAGCCATGAGTTGATTAGACATTGTGTATGGGCTTGGGCTAAATCCGTCAATAGATACGCCTTGTCCTGTAGGTGCTTGGCGAGCCTGATAAATCGCAACTGCAATCATTAGACTTGCTTCTTGAATGGCTGAAATGGTTGTGTAGTCGGTATAGGTATCGGCTGCAACTGTGCCATAAGGGTTGATTGGGTGATAAGTAGTTGCTGTGTTGTTGTTGCCAGTAATTGCGTAAGTGATTGACTTATCGCCAACGCCTGTGATGGTCTTGCTGCCATTGTGCTTCGATCCACAACCAGAAATAACAACTGTCTGTCCAACATAAAACACGTCATTCACATAATCTGCAAAATATGAAGTGCCTGTGTTGGTTGTATTGCTGTGACCGATTACTGGAGTCGTGTTAGTCCATAGAAAAGGCAACAACACGTCATCAGCAGCATCGCAGACTTCTTGCAATACAGCATCGGTATAGAGCGAACCAATACCAAGAGCTGTGCGAAGTTCTGCAACTGTCGTGATTGACATTTGTTATCCTTTCTAAAGACTAGGGGGACTGCAAGGGCTCTGGCAGCCCCCCTAGCGACTTAGGGCTTACCTATCAGGTAAGGTTGAACTTACGGACGCCCTTACCTGACTTAGCAAGGTAGATAGCGAGGTATCCGTAGAGGTTAATTTCTACTTCACCTGATGTAAGTACGTTCACACGAAGTTGTGTGGTTGGTGACTCCCAGACATAAACGCTGGATGGTGCTACCAAGAATGCAGAGTTATCAACAACGCCAGATGCAGCAATGTTGTGATCCACAATAAGATCAGTTCCAAGAACGTTGCCACGAACTGATGAAGCAACTGCTGAGCCTGATGCGTTTGTGGTTGAACCCTGTGCAGAGTAAAGAGCGCGACCAGTTGAGTCTGCGTATCCTGCAATAGCAGCCCATTGGTCTGTTGATGCAACAAGTTTGTTAGCGAAGTCTCCGCCAGTTCCCTTGTATGCGGCTGCGCCTTCTACAGAGATGAATGACTGAAGCCCTGCTGCTGTTGCTGCTGTTGTTGCAGCGGTTGTACCTGATGCAATGAACTCATTAAGAAGTGCTGTATCTGTTGCCTTCTCATAAGCCTTGCGAAGTTCTGCCATGAGCAATTCCATGAATGCAGGTGATGAGCGGTCAATAAGTTCGAATGAAACGCGGTTCAATCCTGAGAACTTGTTGATCGAAACTGTGTCATAAGCAGATGTCATGCCAGTTTCTGATGGTGCTGCACCTTCATCGGTGTCTGCAACTGTTGGAGCAGTATTTGGCGTTCCAGCATTGACATAAAGACGTGGGACTGTAAAGGAAAGCCCGCTGTCTACTAGGGCTGAACGTGTGGCAGCCTCAAACGCAGGACGTCCGCTGAATGTATCAGTAATAAAGCTGTTAAGGTGGGTTGGCAACGTCAGACCTGTGTTGGTTGAGCTGCTGTCATCGGCGGCGCGAACAATGCGGCGTGCATCGTCATCGCCAAGTGCTGACTTAATTGAGGCTTCGAGGTATTGCACACCTGTGATTGGTGCAACGCGCTCGCGGACATAGTGAGATGCTGCAACTGTTGGGCGAGCCGCTTCTTCTGCCGCTGCTTCAACTGCTGGAGCTTCTACCGAAGTTGTGGTTTCTTCCACGACTGGCTCGCTTTCTGTTGGTTGGGTTTCAGCAGGGATTTCTGTTTCCTCTGCTGCGATCTCTAGCACCTGCGCTGATTTGAATGCAGGTTCTGTTACTAGAGAAACTTCTTTTAGTTTCGCGGCTGTGACAACTGTGTGTCCATCGCGTGATGGTTGTGATGAAATGATTTCTGCACCGATAGAAAGTCCAGATACTAGACCTTCTTGTGCCATGACAAGTGCATCGTTACCACCTGTAGAACGTGACAACTTGAATGTCGCATAAATTCCATCTGGTCGAACTGTGGCTGTAACCATGCGACCTACTGGCTTTTTCATGTCGTGCTGGCTAAGCAATTTAATCTTGGTTGGGTCGTTAATCTCGATTGACCCTGCTTCAAATACAACGCCGCCAAGATTGGTGTTACCAACCTCGCCAGTTCCCATTGGGACAATTTTTCCGCTGATTTCGCGGCGATCCTCATTGCATTCGATTGAGGATGCTTCAATGTATAGAGTCTCCACTAGCTGATTCCCTCGCTTCCGTTTGGAGTCAAATCTGTCATTTCCATTGCCTGTTCAGTTGTAATGAGTCCAAGAGATAACAACTTCTCAATTACTTGAAGTTCAACCAATGGATCGTTCTTGAGGAATGTGTCAAATACTGCAAAGCGAACCTCATGTCCAGAAGTTGAAATATCATCCATCGAAAAGCGTGTCTGAATAGCCTGAACATAAGGCTCGATAGATAGCGCATAGTACTGCTTGCGCTCATCTTGAACGTTGGCATAAGTCATTGTTGTGTTTTGGTCTGCTGAAAGGTAATACGCAGGGACATTCATTGCGCGAGCAATTTCAGTAGATAAATTCTGAATTGCCTCGTTATACATCATGTCTTTTGGTGAGAACTGTGTCGACTGGAATTCAAGAGTGCTTGTGAGATATGCAGTTGAGTTATTCTGACGGCTGCGCTTCCATGCAGCTAATAACCCAGAAACTTCATTTGGTGGAAGGTCTGCGCCTGTGTTTTTTAAGATGCCAGAGGACATTGGAGTTGCTGAAGCCACAGATGCGGCTTTGTTAATGTCAATAGCTGACTGGATCGTGCGACCAGCGCGCTCTAATACACCTTCGTCAAATCCTTGAATGGTAACAATGTCATTCATGGAGATTGGTGCGGCATCGACATAATACTGAGTAACCATGATGCCTTCGAGGTCTGTTGTGAATGTTACGCGTGAGTTAGCAATCCACTCGAACTGTGATGGGCGACCATCCTCTGCATAACGCTCAGTTACGCGAAGGTAACTTACGCCGTAAAATAACAATGAATCCACAATCCAAGTCAAAGTGACAAATGATGGCTGAGACTTGGATAGTTGGTTGATCCATTTTGGAGCAGCGATTACTTCGCCAGTCTTTTTGTTGTAATACTCAAGCGGGATCGAAGCAACTGTGCCGCAGATGAGGTTTCTAGCTCTTGCAACAGATGGGACGCTCATTGCATCTTTGCGAGATACACGAAGGGTGAGAGCGTTATAAAGAGAGGGCAAGTTTTCGCCCATAACCTGTGGCGCGTATTGCGCCTCTAAGATTTGCGGTTGCTTACGCGAAAAGATGCCCATAGACCGCTAATTATACACTACATATAGTGTCATTCTGTGTATATTGCCGCTACCTGTTGTGGTTTCAATAATGTCGAAATTGCCATAGCTGCTGAAATAGGAATTGCCACCGATCCTGCTGATTGGCGTTTGATGATTCTCCAACTTGAGTCATTAGTTTTGGCTGCTACGTTGGCGAATTGGGTAATCAGAATATCCTGCCCATTATGAACCCAGCGTTTGTTCACAGTTGCGTCCAATAGGTCGCTGCAAGCCTGATAGAACTGCGCTCCTGAAATGTCTACGCATATCTGCCCAGAATTGGTTAATTTATCGGCGATGGACTGAGTTGCATACTTGTCATGGCATATTTGTCGCGGTCTGTAAATATCAGCCCAATGTTTTATGTCCCTAGCAATTACAAGCTCATCTACCGATACTTGCGATTCCCATGTTTGTAAAACCCCTAAGCCAATACGTCCGTCTGGCAGGATTTGACCCGCCACAAGAGCTGCGTCACGCGAACTAGGGCTTTTATCAAAAGCGAAAACTGTGTAAGCCCCAGCACTCATGGTGAGAGTTGAATCAGAACAATCCTCGATGCTATTTGGTGGGAAGGGTGATTGGAGGCTCGATATCCATTGACACAATAGTTCCGTTCGGGTGTTTTCGATTGGGCTGGTTGCCACGCTTTCCTCTAAAGCCTCCTCAGAAATAGTAAATCCTAAAGCTGGGTTAGCCATTGCCCATGCGCTGCGATCTGTAATTTTGCACCATTGTGGTGCGCTATATTCGTAAAACCCAAAAGACTTTGGTGGGTTTTCTAAAGCGCGTTCGCGCATTCCGTTTAAGACTACTGAGAAAGCGTCTCCTGCATTTGATGTAAGCAACGTTTGAGCATTTGGGCGCGCTCTAGTCGTTGGGATAGCTGCTCGAAACCCTTCCTCGCTGATTTCTCTGAGCTCGTCAATAAAGAGAAAGTCCGCAGTTCGTCCGCGAGACCCGTCTCGAGTAGCCGCAACAACGTCCAACCTTCGTCCATCCAGCATTTCAATAGATTCTGTGCCGTTGGCGTATCTAATTTGTTTGACGAATCCTTTGAGGGTGTCATTGCTCTCCAATGCGTATGCGACTTGTCTAAAAGTGTCTAGTGCCATGCTTCTATTTGAGGACATAATCAAAACGTTACGACTATCCCACTTGAGAAGGTGGGCAAGTATAAGCATGCGCGCTAAGTGGGTTTTGCCGTTCTGTCTAGCAATAAGTAGCAAGTTTGTCTTGCGAATCCACATGCCTTTTTTATCAACTGTGAGCATGTCCTTGAGAACGTACTCTTGCCATGCCAAAAGCGGTACGCCAATAATTTCGCATAAGTCTTTTACATCTTGCAGCTTGTTTTCGCCCTTGAGAGGAATGTTTTGAAGGCGAGGTTTAGTTGCCCCTCGCAGCGGTTTGGATCGTTTGGCTGGCATCGGGTTAATTCTGGACTGGTCTGGCTGTAAATGGACTGTCTTGGTGAATTATCGACTGTGTCAGGGAGGGATTGCCAGAAAAAACAGGGGGGGTACGCGTGCGCTCTAAAAAAACGCGTTCATTACGCGAACCCTTCTTGCTGTTACAACTCTTGCAAGCAATTCTCATATTAGATTCATCTATCGCAAGCTCTGGACTCTTGCTAACTGGAATAATGTGGTCGATGGTAAGCCCGTTACCATCCTGCCCTTCATGTCCACAGTAGTAGCACACATAACCATCACGTGCTAATACTCGAAGGCGTACCTCTCGGTACTTCCTTGATAATCGAGGATCGCCTTTCTTTGTTGGCATTATTGCCATCCCTTACGTTGTAAGTGTGCTAATGCTGCACAATAGTTAGGCTCATCATAGCGTGTTACTCCGTATCTATGGCTCACATATTTCCAATACCAGTAGAACTGGTAATCGTATGGTGCGCCTTTTAAGCTAATACTTCTGCCTTGATAGTAACCATAGTGTGATCCATTAACTGCATCTATTCGATTACTACTTTCAAGGAATGTAATTCGATTATGACAAGATTCTTGTTTTTCAGTTAATTGGTAATCAGCTAATGAATGTAAGTCTTTATATGGCATTATTGAGCCTTGACCTACTGCAGTAGTCTGCATAGATAGAGCTATCCCAATAGCAACGGCTACCCCCCGAGCTATCCGCTTCAGCGGCTCGGGGTGAGCCTTTTTAGAGGCTCTAGCCTGTAGCGTACCATAGATGTCAAATACAAAATTAAAAGTGCTGGTCAGAACGGCGTTTCGTTTCACAGTAATCTCCTTTTCACAGGCTGTGGATTAAAACTTCCCAAATGTGGATAACTATTTATCGGTGCTGTAGAACCCGCTTCCCTTGAATATCACGCTGGGTACAGAGCTGTAAACCTTCCTCATAGACTCACCGCAGAATGGGCAATCTAGATCGTGTGGTTCTGCGATTTTATATTCTTTCTCATATCGAGCATTGGCTTCGCATCGTTCGTTATTGCACTCGAACTCATAGATTGGCATTAGATAACCAACACGTTCTGCATGGTATTTCCTTTAACTTCCAAGACCCACAAGATGTGCATCTTTCAGGCTCTAATTCTACCGAATCTTTCTGAATATCTCCGTAACCTGCATTCAGCAAT